ACTTTGTGGTCTCTGTTGTAATATCAACTTATTTGAGGTTGGATGATAACTGAAGTTGATAAAACTTCCGAACATTTTACCTACTAATTTCTGATATCCGCCAAAGAGATAATATGTGGCGAGACCGCCCATATTTGAGCTAGACAATAGATATGTGTTTGTATATGCTAGGTTAAACGGTTCAAACAATGTGCCGCCATCGCCCCCACCAGTCCTAGATCCAATACTTCTACGGAATATTTCTTTTACTTCTATTATTTCTTTTGGGAGAATATACTCATTTTGATCTTGGATTAGATCTAAAAAAGCATAGCTATCTTCAACGCTATTTGGACTTCGCTGCCTGTAGATAGAAAGAGCTTTGCCCAGCGCAATTTCGTAGTGTTTAGGATCTAATTCAACATCGACCATCCCGTCGCCCAAAAAGGCTTTGACGTAGTCAAATACTTCTTCTTTTTTCTCTTTTAAAGGATCAAGTGTAGTTGTCATACTAATATTTACCTTTATCGGATTCAATAAATACTGTACTATGCCTAGACTCAGCTTATATCGACCAGAAAAAGCCAACGATTATACATTCATAGACAACCTAGTACTAGAGCAGTTTCTAGTCGGTGGAACTGATGTATACGTTCACAAATACTTAGGACCCGCGGATCAAGATCCCGACGAGGCCAGCCCTGCACAACCAGTTTTAACTGGAAATATTCCCGAACTGGGAATACAGGATCTATTGTTATTAGAAAACAGGGATCGAAAATACAGCCAAGACATTTATGTTATGCGCTGTATCTACAACATGCAACAGCTCGATTGGAGTTTAACTCAGTTTGGGTTATTTTTAGCCAACGACACTATTTTTATACACATTCATCTAAATGACAGTGTAAAAAGAATAGGTAGAAAATTAATGCCAGGAGATGTATTAGAGCTACCGCATTTGAAAGATCCATATGCTCTAAATGATTTTGGGGTAGCGTTAAGAAGATTTTATGTAGTCGACGAAGTACTAAGACCAACTGAAGGGTTCAGTCAAACTTGGTATCCTCATCTAATTAAACTAAAATGTAAACCTTTAGTAGACAGTCAAGAATTTAAACAAATATTAGACAAATCTGCAGAAGATCCAATGAGTCCATACGCTCAAGAAGACAGTGGTGATTCGTTAAGAGATTTAATGAGCAGTTTCAATAGAAATAAAGAAATTAATGATGCAGTTATATTACAAGCTGAGCAAGATGCACCACTGAGCGGATATGATATTAATAATCTTTGGATGGTGCCTGTAGATCCTAATGGCCACATTATGTTACAAGATGCTAGTGGGAATATTTTAGATGCCAGTCAATTCTACGTCGGCTTTAAAAATGCAGATGGCTCATGGACATATACTGACAGAGAAGGGTTGCCTATTAGTAATCCTACTGAGGAAAGATTAGCATTATATGGAGTACCAGTTATTGATACCAGTATTACTCTAAAGTCTCCGACACAAAATTATTACTTAGGATATTTGATAGGCGATAGTATACCACCTAACGGATATCAAGTTACTGGTATGGGTGCGCAATTTCCAGATGCAGCCGTAGATGGTAATTTTTATCTAAGGACAGATTTTTCTCCGAGCAGACTTTTTAGATACGATGGTTCAAAATGGAGAGTGTTTGAAGAAAACATTAGAATGACTATGAGTAACAATAGTCAGCGACAGACCTTGAAAACTAGTTTTATTAATAATACGAACAAAACTAGGCTTGGTAACAAAGAGATTGATGAAAAGCAACCATTAAGCAAACCTCTAGAAATTACTAAAAACTTAAAACCAATACCGGATAATTGATTATGGACTATTTTTATGATGGGCAACTTAGGAAATATCTAACTCAGTTCATAAGAGCATTGAGTGGATTTTCTTACAAAGACGGACAGGGGAATTTAAAAGAAGTTCCTGTTAGATTCGGTACTGCAAATAAACAAGCAGCTAATGTTCTACGACAAAACAGTGAAAATTTTGTTATGCAAGCACCCTTTATCAGTGTATACATTAACAATTTAGAACTTAGTAGAAATCGTATGCAAGATCCAACTTTTGTAAGTAAGGTACAGGTAAGAGAAAGAGAATACGATTCTGTATCGGGAGAATACATAAATTCAAAAGGGTCTGATGTTACTGTTGAACGGATCATGCCTAATCCTTTTCAATTAAGTATGATAGCAGATATTTGGACTAGTAATATAGATCAAAAGTTACAGATTTTGGAACAACTTGTAGTATTGTTTAACCCTGCATTAGAAATACAGACATCATCAAGTTATTTAGATTGGACTAGTTTGACTACTTTAGAATTAATGGATATATCATATACTAATCAAACTGTGCCCACTGGGGATCAAGATTTAGAAATTGCTAGTTTAACATTTATGGCTCCGATATGGCTAAGTCCTCCTGCTAAAGTAAAACGTATGGGAGTAATTACTAGTATTATTGCTAGGATATTTGACGAAGAAGGTAATTTAAGTGATGACATATTGAATGGATCCTTAATAAGTCAACAGGTTATTACTATGGATGGATATGCTATCCTAGTGACCAACAATGCTACTGCCGGAACTCCGCAATATGTTGCAAAACTTTTAAACAACGTATATTCGTCACAAAATAATTTTGATTCTAAAACTACTAAAATAAGTGCAGACATTAGTTGGAGAGAAGTTTTAGAAAAGTATCCTGGTAGATTTACTCCTAATCTAAGTAAATTGCAAATAATTAAGGCAGATAATAGAACTGCCATTGCTACCATAAGTTTAAATTCAAATGACGAAACTTTATTAAATTTAACATTTGATGCACAAAGTTTGCCTACCAACACATTAATCAATTCTACAGTAACTGGAATTGCTGCTAGAGGAACAATTGATGCTATTATTGATCCTAGTAAGCCTTACACTATGAATAGAATTATTGACCTTAGATTTTTAATACTGTCAGATATTAGTACTGATGACAGAAACTATGGTCCTACTAATGCTAGTTTACAAGGTGTAGAACAGTGGGGAGATTTAGTAGCAAATGCTAATGATATTATAATGTGGGATGGTACTGAGTGGAAAGTTATTTTCAATAGTAGAGCAACTAACACAGTGACATACATAACTAATGCTTATACTGGTGTTCAATACAAATGGGATGGCGCTAGTTGGACTAAGAGCATGGAAGGTACATTTGTACCAGGTAAATGGCAATTGATTTTATGACAACAGACATAGTGTGCAGTGGCGCACTTTTTTACGCTAAATCTACTAAAAGATTCCTTTTTTTAATGAGATCTAACGGAAAAACTGCTGGAACATGGGGAATTGTTGGCGGAAAAAAAGAAGATTTTGATGCCAGTGCATTTGATGCATTAAAAAGAGAAATAGTGGAAGAGATTGGCTTTCTTCCTGAAATCAAAAAAACTATACCATTAGAACTATTTGTCAGTAAGGATGATAGATTTTTTTATCACACATATTTGATGATAGTTGAAGACGAGTTTATTCCAAAATTAAATTCTGAGCATTCTGGGTGGGCCTGGGCAGCATTAACTGCTTCACCCAAACCTTTGCATCAAGGTCTTAAAAATAGTTTTTCTAATAAAATTATCAAAACTAAATTAGAAACTATATTTGAAATAATAGAACTATTTTAAGCCTGCGCCTCACTCCAACGTAAAACAATACTAACTTCTTGATCGCTACCGCTGGTCAAGTAACAGTTAATCGCTAATACGTCTGGGCCATCAGGGAACACACCTCTACCACCAATAGCAGTATTAGTAATCTCTTTAAGTGGAGTTAAATCTAACACTGTTTGATTATTAGGTAATCCAACAAATGAGAAAATTGTTTCGCCTGGACTTGCAAAACTTGCGATAGAGCTAAAAGATATTGCTACACCAGTATTAACGTTGCCTGTAAATTGCTTGTTAAAATAAATTTCTCTATAATTTATACCGCTGATATTAAATGCTCCGCTGATACCAACAACAGTTGTACCACCTGGAATTAGAGCAGCAACAGCTGGCGTCGACGATCCTACAGTCATACCTAGTCTAACATTGGCTGTTTCAGCAGCGATAAAATATAAACTTGAAGGTCTATTTCTATTTTGTAATTGTGTTGACGCATCAAAACTAACAGTAAATGCGTTATCCCATGTTACAGTTGTGCCTAATGCCACTTGAGCGAAAGATGGTTGGCCACCAAGACTTGGGTTAGCCAAAGATCTCCAGTCAATCAATGTAGCATCTTCTGGATAATTGCTAGGATTCAAAATTCCTTCAATAACGATACCAGAAGCACTACCAGTACCTGCAGTAATTTCAATACCTTGTAATAGCAACTGCGCTCTATTAATCAAATCTCTTGTTCCAAGATCTCCAACAACAGCATTAGACACGCTTGGACTTAATCGAATTAGGAACGCTGTTTTACGTACAGTACTAGCAATAAATGAAGTAGCTTGATAGTTAAACAAATATCCTCGATCTGAATCAAATCCGCCATCAGTCAAATACGCACTACCCCAGTGACTGATATTAGGACTAGTTTTATTACTGACCAATATCACCCCTGTTCCTCTATCATGATCGTCAGAAGTACCTGCAGTATATGTTCTAACTGCGCCTGCAACAAAGTTCTGTAGTGCCGACGATCTAGTTAATCCTGTTAAAGTACTAGAAGATTTTCCAGTGTAACTAATCAATTCATTATCAACATAAACTACACCACTTGATGGGAAGTTACTAGTATCTTCTACTGGAAGAATAGTACTGGTGTTAGTAATATTTGACGTTAATTTACTTAATGCTCCGTCATTTATGACCTCATAACGAACTGGTAAGTTAGCAGTTCTCATGAATGCTTCAGTATTAACGTTATTGTTTCTAACTCTATGAACAAATAAGAAGTTACCTTCTTTGCCACGCAACATCCAATCAATGAAACCTGCACCGTACCAAGTATATTGAATACCGATCATCTGCATTTTTGTAACATCAATTTTATAGCCGCTAGGCCCAGTGCCATCTGCCCTGTCTCTGTTCCATTCTTCTTGGTAGAATAATCTATCAACAATTTTACAAATTTTAATTTTTCCAACAGTTACCGCACCTCTAAAGTCAGGAGTAATATACATTGTTGTTTGATTAATTACATGACTTACTGTATGAGTCATACCTTTAATTACAATTTTATCTCCTGCGTTCAACTGATCTCTAAATCTAGTGCCAAGTCCTGTTATTAAATTCGAATCCGGAGTCGCAGTGGCTGTTCCTGCTAATTGGAAAGTAGCGGATCTAATGCCAACGGCGATTTTCTGTCCATCATACTGCCAAAACATTCCATTTTGTTCATCAAAACAACCAGCCCTGACCGTAGCACCGCTCCATTGATATAGAGAAACTTGAGCAACATCAAGTTCTGCTACTTTAGACCCTAATCTTGACACTGCTTCAACTTGAAACGTTTTTTCATCTATAATATTTGATACAGTGTATGTATTATTATATCCGCTGGTAGCTACTCCGAGAATTCTAATTTCGGCACCAATTTGTAAACCATGATCAATATCATCTGTTTGGAAAGTTATTATACTTCCAGAATCAAGTCCGTCTGCTGTAGCTGAGGACAAATCATAGCTTGGAGCAAATAAACATCCTGTGGTATACATCAAACCTTTACCAGATTGATAACGAATGTAATTTTTACTCATACGTATGGCTTGAGCAGCATGTTGTGGTCCGCCAGTGCCTAACTGAACTCCCCCATCGAATGGTCTGTGAACGAAGAACGCATCAGTTCTAGAATATACTTTGCCAATTAAACCACCTTCACTAATAGATCCTTGAGCTCGTGCAGTGTACCTAATTATATTTGGTTCTGGTACTTCCTCAACGTAAAAGTTTCCTGCAGCGAGATTTTGATTTAAACCGCCAGAAGTAATTTGAACAATCAATGCACTGCCTGGAACTAAACCATGGAAGTTGTCAAAAGTCACTTGAATTTTAGCAATAGCACTAAAATTTAAAATTGCATTAGTGGGAATGGTCGATGCTATTGGATCTGATAAAGTAATTGTTGAATAAAAATCAATAGTTTCACCGCCGCTGGCAGTACCTGATATAGACGCATCTGTGATTGCGCCAGTGCCATCCACAGTGAGAACTGTTACTAATGCATCATGTAATACTTGTGCTCCAGATAGAAAATTACCTACAATTTTTAGTCTGTTTCCTACTTTATATCCAGAACCACCATTATCGAAAGAATCTATAGAATATGAACCTGCTTCTTTTGATACTGTTAATATTACTCCTGAACCAGGACTTTCAACAGACGCAGTGGTCACAGCATTATAGGTATCAGTACTTGCTGCCGCAGTACCAGATAATATTTCAAAAGTTCCTACAACACCAGTTGAACTTGCTGAAGTGATTCTAATAATTATATCATTTGCAGGTGTTGCTCCACCTAACGCAGTTCCAGTAATTCGTATTCTATCAGTGACTACGTAACTAGATCCTTCATTATCTGTAGATATGTTTTCGTATACAGTTCCGTTTTGTGTTATATTAAATGTTAACCCACTTCCTTGTCCAGATACATTTGCTACTGAAACTGCATTATATTGTGATACGTCTGATGCGGCGCCTGCCCAATTAAACGTACTAATTTTACCAATAGTAGTCGAAGTTATTGTGATGGTTAAATCATTTGTGGTATTAGTACCACCTAAATTAGAACCTAGTATAGTTACTAAGTCACCTGTCTTATATCCGCCAAAATCATCATCTATAACAGTCGACCCGTCTTGACCATTAAAATGTAGCAACATTACAGTATTAGAATCGTGTAAAAATTCTGATGTTGGCGCTGTATAAGCTGATGTATGTCTCGCAGTGCTAGTAGAAACCCTAAATTCTTCAATATATCCTCTGAAGCCGTCACCAGCACCAGTATAGTTTGCTCCTATGATCATAGGAACTGTAGAATAACTTGAACCGTAATTAGTTGTATCAGTAAAACTAGCTTCCACTACTCCATCTACAAAAATTCTTGTGGTGCCTGACACAGTTCGTGTAGTAGAAGATATTTCAATATGATGCCATGTGTTAGCAGAAAGAGGATTAGTTGATGTAGCTACTATTGAACCATTTAAGAAAATATATAAATGCTCAGTAGCATCAATACCTAACAACAAACCTGTGTCAGGTTCTGCTTGTCTCATATCTAAAATAGTTTGGTTCGCACCAGTACCTACTTTAAAAATATCAAACTCTATAGTAAATGGTGCAGTTCCAAAATCAAAATCTGAATTGGCTGCTACTTGCACATAACTGTCAGCTGTAGATGGTGCTAACTGATTAAATATTTTTAATGATGAGCTACCATACTTAGATTCAGTGACTGATATGTTTGTGCTGCCAAATACATTAAAACTTTTAGCTGTTCTAGTGTTGTCACCTGCGTTGGTTAAAGTAACTAACGAATAAGTGTTACCTAATCTAGTTACATTAAATGTTGCACCTGTGCCCACTCCGTTTGTAGTATTTGCAGGGTTCGTATATGATGATGTAGAAGGCTGCGCAGTACCTGAAAAAGTATAAGTCAATATTGCGCCTAAGACACTGACTGACGTTACTGTTAGTGTTATGTCATTTGTAAGGGCAGCTCCGCCAACTGCTAAACCATTAATCTTAATAATATCACCATCGACATAATCTAAACCAGTACTGTTAATATTAACCACTGAATAGGCATCATTGCTTCTTGTAACATTAAATGTAGCACCGGAACCTTGTCCAGTTATGTTGGATGTAGCAACATTAGTAAAGGAATTAGTGTCCAATCCTGTACCCGTAGTTGTAAAAGTGGCAATAGTTCCTCCCACGTTTACTGTACTAACAGTTATAACTAGATCATGTAATCCATTAGATCCTCCTAAACTTGAGCCTAAAATTATTAAAGAATCGCCTGCTTGATAATCTGTTCCTTGATTTGCTACAGTAGCAGAATATACTGTTCCTGTTCTAGTCACATTAAAGGTTGCGTTAGTGCCGCTACCTACTATATCCACTGGCGACACGTTTTGAAATGTTGCTGTAGAACCCACAATATTTGCTGTTAAAGGCCTATTAATGTTAATAGTATTTCCTTCTACAGTAGTTACTACTGTTGGTGTGCCGTCTCCTCGATTAAATGCTAGTCCTGGTATAATTCCAGAAGTACTGCTCATTTCTATTACGGTGGTTCCTGTTTGTGCAGTAATTTGCACTTGATTTGATGTTGTTACGCCAGAAGCAATACCTGTTCCTGAAGAAGTTATTGTTAGTATTTCGCCAGTTCCTGAATCAACAGTTGCAACCTGCACTAAACAATCGTTGCCAGGAGTTACGCCATCTAATGTTTCTCCAAAGAATAGAATTTGATCACCGATCGCATAGCCAGTTCCACCTGTAGCTATTGTTACTATATAAACTCCAGAAGTTCTATTGATATTAAATGTTGCTCCTACACCAATGCCACCAATATTTGTTCCTACTAAATTGGTATATTGAACTGAACTGGGTGAGCCTGTTCCATTAACTGCTGTTATCACAGTACCAGGAGTGATATATCCAGAACCAATAACAGGTGCATTAACTACTGGAATTGATCCAATATACGGTATATAAAATGTTCCTGTAGGAGACGCTAATGCAGGAGAAAACTCTCCTGATGATCCTTGAGAAAATATACTGAATGTAGGTGAGCCAATAGCTGCTCCAGTAAAAAATTTTGCTCGTTTAAATGTTGTAGTAGATAGAACTAAATTTTGTCCTGAAGTCGATCCAACTTTTGCTTTAGAATAATATGTAAATGTAGTAGAAGTTGGAGTAGTATTACATAAGAAAGTTCCTTCAGCTCTACTAAATCCAGTTACTGTGCTATCTAAACTTTTTATTGTAAATGCTATGCCAGGCGAAAGTCCGTGAGCACCTTCAGTGGTCACAGTTATTAAGCTCTGACCTATAAATCCTGTTGGTGCAGAAGCATCGGTCGTTACGGCTGTTACAGCGAGTTCTGTTCCTGGAACTTCATATGTGCCTGGATATGATCTAGCCAATGCCAATGCCTGCCATTTGGTAGGCTGAAGTCCATACTCAAAGTCAGCATCGAGCATGGACTGAGCATTCGCCACACGCTGTCTTTCAATTGCATCTGTACCAAAATCATAAGGTCTAACTTTGAGCTCTTGATAATCTTCTACGAATATTTGTAGATCATCACCTACATCCATATTTGATGTATCAAAATTTAGTACAATGCCAGTATATCCATAATCAATCTGAGTGTCAACATCAGGAGTAGTGGGATCAGCATATGCCAATATACTACCTGCTCCTGGATCTGCAAAATTATAAATGATTATATTTTTGGAAACATTAGTAATCAAAAGAATTTGATCTAGTGTCCACTTGCCTTGTATATAAGCAATACCAACACCACTTATTAAGGCTGGTAGTGCTGACAATCCATTTTGTATTACGCCAGACAGTATGCCGTATAATTCTATGATTTTAGTTGTTGACCCTGCTTCTAAAGTTTTAGAAGGATCAATTATCTGTGTAGTTGCTACAGGTGACTGTCTATAAGGAAATTGCGTGTTGGTTAATATATAAGAATTAATTAACTCTTTAATAAAATTATGCGTTTCAATTTCAGGTTGTCTGCTTCCGTCCACTTGTGGAGTATTGCCTACCCAATATTTTTCTGAAACTTTTCTAGTATCTCTATTTCCGCCATATCTCAAATCCCAAAGATATGCACTTAAAACATACCCAACATCTCTTTCACATTTAGCAGCATTATATGTATAATTTGCAAAAGCTAGATTAAATTGAACTGCTGGTAAAGAAGTTAGACCATTTGCAATTACATCTCTAGCAATATTAGATAATGTTGCAGCTTTTGATATTGCTGAAGTTTCACCAGATACCCCTAGTACTTGAGTTTGTACTATTGGCGACTGTTTGGTAGGATATAAAATACTTTTTAAAACATAGTTAGATATTAAATCAGTTAAAAACTCGTGTGTTGCAACTTCTTGTGGAATATGATATAACTGAGCTACCCCATTAATGTAGAATTCACGATTAACTTCTATTGTTTTTTCGTTTCCACCATATCTCAAGTCATAAGCATATGCATCAAGCAAATATCCAACATCTCTCTCACATTTTGATTTTTGTGTGTCATTATATTCATATCCACCAAATGGAGAAATATTATTACTAATTTGGAATCTTATCCACGCAGACATTTCTGCTAAAATAAAATTTCTATTAGATTGTAATAATGTAACTGCTACAGGAAAATAATTTACTGCGGTGTCTTGTACTACACGATAGGCAATGTATTCTCTAGCTTCATCTTTTATGAATTCTTTATTTGAAGTGATTAAAGAATAGGCATTTGGAAAGAGATTATCTAACGCCGATCTTCCTGGTACAAAAATATATTCTTTAATTCTTTTCTTTGCCATTATTAATCCTTTTATAATCCAAAAGCCACTGCATACGCTAAACTTTTTATATCTTGCCTATCTACGTAAAGTTTTGTAGTTAAATGTGTATTTGTGGTCGGATTGGCAGCACTTGCTGTTCCTGTAATATTTACATTACCACCTATATTTACGTTTTTGGCGATGCCAGCTCCGCCAGATAGAATCAGTGCACCGCTGGTTAAATTATTACTTTCTACATTACTCAACAGTGTGATTTGTCCTGTTGCGGACAGTGTAGTAAAACTTCCTGAATTTTTACTTCCGTTTCCTATAGCACCCGTAATTTCATTAGCTTCTAAAGATGTGAATCTTCCTGATGATGGACTAGTTGTTCCTATCTGAACAGCATTAATAACTCCACCAGATATTAACGCATTTGAAAAACTAGATGTTCCAGAAGAAATTATGTCACCTGTGACATTGCCAGTAACATTGCCAGTAACATTGCCTGTTAAATTACCAGTAACATTGCCAGTAACATTGCCTGTTAAATTACCTGAAATTGTTGATGCTGTGATTTGATTAGCTACTAAACGAGTTGTAGATACAGATCCAGTACCAGTAACTATCAAATTTAAATTTTGATTTGCATTGGTAATAGCAATACTATTATTATCAATGGTCATTACCCCATCTATGTCTAATTTTGTACCAAAAATTTCGCCAAAATTACTAGAAGGGTTAGTTTTAAACCCGCCTTCAGCCCTAAATTGTTTAAGAGTTGCTTGAGTCATTTTATTTTCTTTTATCTTTTTTATTTATCAGTCAAAAATTAGCTTAAATCAATCGATAGTGACTGTGTTGAACTCGTTAAATTTTGTGTTTCAATCTGTTCTACAATGTTTGGATTTACTAAACTTGATGATAAATCTATGACATTGGTAGAGTCCAAGGATACCATAGTATTGGAGCTGGGTTCATTGGACATATCAAGAGAACTGTTATTATTCAATGATAAATCTTTGATATCTTTTAGTAATATTTCTGTCATGATTTTCTCTTATATAGTTAATCGTAAAATAGTCAATAAAACTGCACCTGTAAAAACGTTCCAAGAAGCAGCGTACGCCACAGTTCCTAATGGAGTCAGTGGTGATTGCCATCCAAAAATACTTTGTGAAACTGCTGCATTTCCTGAATTAACAAATTGTCTAACACCTGTTAATGGGTTCAATCCATTAATAAATTGCGCTGCATTAGATGCTGAAAAAAGTATAGTTGCTGTGGACTTTTTGTAGTCACCTCTAACAACAGTTCCCGAATTCCAACTCAAATTTCCTACACCATACGCAGTATTGGCGAGCAAATTTTGAGCACTAACTGTTTGATGATTGGCAATAATAGCAGGACCTCTTAAAACACAAGCAGTAATGGCTACCCACCCAAGGCCACTTCCGTCAGTTGTGGTAGAATTTACTGTAATAGTAGATCCGACTGCAAGTCCTGAACTTGAATAATTTTTAACAAATATTATATTAGTTAATTTTCCAGTAAATGTTGCTCCAGTACCAACGGCAGATACTGTTAAAATAGATCCTTGAGGATCTGATAGAGTAACACCTGTAAATAGAGATATATCTTTTATAATAGTCACACAATAAACTACAGTGTCTCTAGCATTTATTATAGATGTAGTAGTTGTAGAATATGATGTTGCTGTTCCCGCGTCTGCAACTACTTGTACCGCATTTGTTTTACTAATATCAAATATTGGATTATGTTGGAAATTCATGTTAATAATTTTGCCCGATAACAGTTCCAATCCAACCAGTGCCACCGTTAATAGTGACCAAACTTATTATATCAACTTTACCTGATACAGTGGTCAATGTTGGTGCGACTCCAGAAGGCCAAACAGTTCCAGTAGGCCAACTAGAAATAGTTCCACCATTTATTGAAATATATAATCTTAGTTCATATTCTGTTCCGCTAGCAGGTATCCCAGTAAAGGCCCAACCAGAAACATTTCCTCCAGTATCTAAGGTTAAATTTAATCTACTAATATATGACGCATTAATATTAATAGTTCCTGCAGTGTTCCAAGTAGTGTTTAACACATAATGAAATCTTTGCGGCATGACCACAATAGTTCCGTTCATTGAACCACTATGAAGTTGGCAGGCGTATTTAAAAAGTCCTCTTTCTGTAATAGGAATCTGCCAATATAATGTTCCTGAATCTTTTCCTTGAGCAGAAGATAAAGTACTTACTGAACCAGATGTGGCTACATGTACTAGGACATTGTCAAAATTAGTACCTGTATTCGTTTGTATTAAAAACGGATGACCTCCAGCGTTTAATTTAAACGCAATAGTTTCTCCTGCGGTAACATATATTGTAGGATTATTTCCTGTATACTGTGAAAAAAGATATGCAGTATTTCCAGTATTAGTAACTGTTAATACTGTATTAGCTTGATATCCTATTTCATCAACTGTGATCCCTGCAGTGGTAACATCGGATAGTTGTGAAAAATTTGATGGTACAGAAACTGCTGCATTTATTCTGGCATTATTATCATCATACGTAAAGCTGATATTTGAATGTGTACCTGAGGTTAACAATGCAGCTGCCTGATCTTGTATGTAATCTTGAAGATCATTTTGTGACACACTAACATTCATTTTATTAGCGATGTCGTCGTAAGTAAATATCAATCCACTGTGTGTACCAGTGGTAAACAATGCTGCGGCAGCATCGGCAGCTTGCTCATCTGTATAAATTCCAGCCTGAGCACTGACTGCGGCGACTATTTGATTAGTAGCGTCATCATATGTAAAACTGATTCCTGTATGATTACTGTTTAAAAATAATGTAGCGGCTGCATCTTGTGCATCTTCAGTTGTGATGCCACCACCAGTGCCACCACCTGTTCCTGTATTGGTAAAAATAATTGTATTGTTTGCAGCGTCAGTTGTAATACTCATTCCTACACCCGCAACCAATGTTAATGTATCATTGATAGCATCGGAACTCACTATAGTTTGCCCGCTAACTACTATGTTTCCAAAATTATTTGGGATAGTAGGTATATCTGAAAAATTTGCAAGCCTGTTCCAAACACCACCGTGTGCATAGTATACTTTACCTGTATCGCCAGCATATGCAATCATGCCTCGCCAAGGATTAGGTGGTGCTTCAATATTCAAATCAGCTAGTGTGTCCCAATAGGATCTTACGTAATTTTTTCTTCCAGTTGAATAAATGTAACCATTTACACTTAAAAAAGACCCGTTCCATTCTAAATTAGGTCCGCTATCTTGAATAATAGCACCGTTTGATGCATAATAAGCAAGTCTGTTTGCTGTTCCTGAACTAACTCCACTAGCGCCGCCGCCAGACGATGATGCAGAAATAGTTATAGCATCGCCTGACTCATTAGTAGTCAATACTATGTTTGGACCTGCTATCAATGTCAATGTATCTGTTGAAGAATCTGCTGTCACAGGACTTTGTCCTGCAATCTGAATAGTGCTAAATGAATTACTAGCTGTTCCTCCACCGCCTCCGGTTGATGAAATAGTAATAGTATCTGTTGCAGGATTTGTAGTTAAGGTAATGTTTGATCCGGCAACTAGTGTTAATACATCAGTGACAGAATCAGCAACAACATCAGATTGCCCTGATACTCTAACTGTAGAGAAAACATTTTGTGTTCCACCTTGTGGGATCATTTGTCCGCCGACAGTAGAACCTGTAGGTAGATTAACTACATTGCCATTAGCAGTTATGTTAGCAGCACCTAAATAAAGTGTATTTCCGCTAAGATACAAATCTCTCCACTTTAAAAATGGAGATCCTAGATCTATACTAGAATCAACACTAGGTATTAAAGAAGCATTAATTGCAGTGACTGTAAGATTACTTAATTCCTTATTAGCACCATCCACAGTCCCACTACCACCACTTCCAGAACTTCCAGAACCACCTACTCCAGAATCACTAAGAGTAGTCACAGTAATAGTTGCTCCTAATCCGCTCCTATATCTACTAAAATAAAAAAGTTGGGAAGGATACGTGTCACTGACCGTAATTTCAACGTATCTTTTATCTGCTGCTTGGAATCTCTGTAATGTTCTATATTCAGATGGCAGTACTTTGGCAGAATCTAAGTAATATGAAATTCCTAGAACATATTCAGAATTAATATCATTTGCAGTTTCACCTATCATTAATGGATCTTGATCATTACTGCTGTCTGATTGATCAAATCTATAAGTTAATCCCTTATAAAAAATCAGAGAAGGACTTATAGAATTTTGTGAATAATTGCCAGAATTGAGTAGGTATTTTGGAGTAGCATTTACTTCTGTGTAATAGTAAACAGTTGCTCTTGTATTATTTGATACTATAGTTTCTGCTAGAGTAGCAAATGCTGTGACTCTTATATTTTGTAACCCTTGTACTGAAGATGATGCATAAACTTTTAAAATGCCATCTGTGATATCTGCACTGACTTCAACTAAGTTTACGCCAGTGTTTATTCTTCCATATATGGTAATAGATGCTTTATTGAATTTAGATACTACTGTGACATTAAGTGTTTCTCTTTGGTCAATGCCGCATTCTGCATTAATTAGATAATGCGCACTTGAATATATCTCAGTATTAAACTCATGTAAAACATTTAATTCTGGGCCATCTACTATTAGTGTCTCAACACCTGTAAAAGCCAGATTGGTGCCATCTTTAATTTTGATGGCACCTTCTTCTCTGGTTATTACATTGCCCAACCATGATAAATTTGACATTTATTAATCCTAATCAACCTGGATAACTATGCATTGTATACCAATGATATATTGTACTAAATGATCTAGAGAAAATATGTCCTTGCATCTGTTGGTTAATAGCAGTGCCGTCAGTTCCGCAAATCATTATGCCGCCAGTACTCAATCTATACATAGCACCATCTCCACTAGACGTTGGTCCAAAAGCTGCAATAGCTGTGCAATATTCGCCTGGAGGCAATAATACTCTTTGCCAAATATTAGAGCTTGTTTCATATTCAGCTTCACCTGTACCTACCCAACTTGAACCACTATACCCAATTGATCCTGATCCGTGAGTATTAAGTCCACGTGTCCAAACTTCGCCGTCATCAGTCAATGCAATGATAGTAGTAGTAGCGTCAGTATATGTGTTTGAAGAATTAATACATTCTTTCAGATAGCGCACACCATGTATTAAAGAAGGAAAGATATTCCAACTACTATCATAGTTCTTATGGTTTACACTTAATCCTAATTGTCCTTCTTGATTGCCTCCCATACTATATGTTAAACCAGTGCCTTTTTCTCTTAGAATAATATTACCATCTCTAGAATCCAGTGCCCAGAAGTTTTCAATTTTATGTTCACCAAACCAATGTCTC